ATATAATGAGCGGTATGCATTTATTGCCTGTGTATTATTCGACTACGAATACTCGCAAGCGCAAACAGAAAAAGAAGTCAGCGTCTGTCCTAGAGGCAGAGCGTCAACACGCCAAGTTTCTCAAGAAGATGGGCATTAGCTCTCGTAGCTCAGCTGGAACAGAGCAACGGTCTTCTAAACCGTGGGTCACAGGTTCGAGTCCTGTCGAGAGCACCAACAAACGGAGTTTGGCGCAGTCTGGTAGCGCACCTGCTTTGGGAGCAGGGGGTCAGAAGTTCGAATCTTCTAACTCCGACCAATTTTATAATCCAACGATGGCTAAACCAGAACCAAATGTATATAGTGGTGAGCGTAAACTTATCGGTATTGCCACGATGCATAAATCTAACAGTGTCCCTATTTTTGAGGACAATAAAGAACTTGCAACAGAGATTGCAAGGATGAGGAGATAACATGAGAATCGAAGTACGAAATAATAATGTTGACAAGGCGATGAGGATTCTAAAGAAGAAACTCACCGAAGATGGGTTCTTTAATGAACTACGAGAACGAGAGCACTATACGAGTAAGGGTGAGAAACGGCGACATGAACGTGCTGCCTCTAAACGTAGGCAGAAACGTAATCTCGAAAAACGAATGGAAGAACAGGGATACTAATCCAATGCCACGCAAGAAGAAGATAACTGCTACTACAGACAACAGTGAGTGGGAAGCGCCTAAGAAACGCAAACCTCGCAAACCTATGACTGATGAGCAGAAAGTTGCTGCATCAGAACGTCTTGCAAAAGCAAGAGAAGCCAAATTAAAAAAGAACCCTGATTATGGACAGACTAACATTCATGCAAGTCTACGGAAACTTCCTGATGATCACCAATTAAGTCCTGCTAAAGTTAAGCAATGGATCAAAGTACAGAAGGACTATGCGAAGTCTGAACGTGCGGGTGTTCGTCAAAAGATTAAGGGTGCAGAAGCAAGACTTGCTGACCATGAAGGTTATGTTCGTAATATGCAAGCATACCTTCGCACAGGAACATGGGTTGATATGTTCTATGGTGAACAACAACAAGGTAAGATTCGCAACAGATGTGTTGCAATCGCTTACTACTGGTATGGTCCGAAGAAGGGTCAACCAAAAAGAAATGTAGGAACTTTTTACCCTGATATGGGGTGTACCTATACACAAGAAATGCTTGAAGAGGATAATGGATATGAGCGACCAAGAGACGACACCACCGGAGAACGTGATAAAGGGCCCGTGGTCCGCAAAAAGCGGAAGAGAAGTAAAGCTTCCTGATAAGGATGTTCTTGCACACCACCAAGATATTCAGTTCGCTGAAGAACTTACTCAGAGTTTGATGGTTCAGATGATTCATACGATGAGTGAGAATGGTATTGCTGTTGGTGAGAAAGATTTCATTCGTGATATGGCCATGCTGATTGAGTTGGTTACAGGTTCTATTTACAGAGATATGGAAATGGTTCATCCAACACACAAGTTCATGGAAGAGTTTGTTGATATTATGGAATCTGGTGATACATTTGAAACCGATGTTGATTTTGATACCATTACTGAACTTGCAAATTTAATAGAGGAAGATGATGATGACCCAGAAATTTCATGAACCATTTAGTCCAGCAATCCTAGAGACAACAGTGACAAAGAGATTTGTAAAAATTGTTAACGATGTATCTGATGATGTTCTTTCTAGTGAAGAAAAAAGTAAGAGGTGGGATTGGTCAGGCAAGCTTGTTGGTAAGGTGAGTAAAGAAGTTCTGATTCCTCTTACTAGTGAAGAAGACAAACAATATCTTCTCAAAACTGTGAAACAGGGTTGTCTTGATTATCTGAATTATATGATTAAGAAGGGGAGAAATAATCCTTGGACTCGAATGAACTCTGAAAATTGGAATAAAGAACCTACAATAGATAATATTCATCTAGATCATAGTTGGGTAGTTAGTCAGTATGCTGGTGAATTCAATCCTTTTCATCACCACAACGGAGATTTCTCTGGTGGTATCTATCTCAAGGTGCCAGAAGGTATGAACGATGAATGGGAAGAAGATTTACAAGATCACTATCCGGCCAAAGGATTGATTGAATTTGCATATGGTGAAACACAATCTTTTAGGTGTGACAATTTGAAATTCAAACCAGAAGTTGGTAAATTTCTAGTATTTCCAGCTTGGTTGAAACATCTTGTGTATCCCTTCTCAGTAGAGGGTGAACGCCGCATGATGAGTTTCAATGCGACAGTCGTTGGCCAAGGTGAACCGCCGACAAAGAGTTATAAATAGAACGAAAGAATAATTATGATATTAGTTGATATGAACCAGATTTCAGTTGCATCCGTAATGATGCATCTGCACATGACAAAACAGACTGCACCTGATGAGGATATGGTTCGCCATATGATCCTCAATTCCCTACGCATGTATCGCATGAGGTTCTGCGATGAGTATGGTGAGCTGGTTCTCTGCTATGACTCCAAACACTACTGGCGTCGGGACTATTACCCTGAGTATAAGCACAGTCGCAAGAAGGGCAGAGAGTCCTCTACTAACGATTGGGATGCTATCTTCGAGGTGTTGAATGCAATCAAAGCAGAAATTAAAGAGTTCTTCCCATACAAATTTCTAGAGGTCTATGGAGCAGAGGCAGATGATATTATTGCTGTCCTTGCTGGTGAGTTGGAGTTCGACAACGGTAAGACGTTGATCCTGTCCGGTGACAAGGATTTCATTCAGTTGCAGAAGTTCCGTAATGTAACACAGTACAGCCCAATCACCAAGAAATTTGTGAACGGCATTGACCCATACATCTATCTGGATGAGCATGTTCTAAAGGGCGACAGTAGTGACGGTGTTCCTAATGTTTTATCCCCAGATAATACCTTCGTGGATGGCATCCGACAGAAACCACTAAGTAGAAAGAAGATTCAGGCTATGGTTGCTGGGGATTTTCCCAACGATGAGGTCAAACGGAACTTCCAGAGGAATAAGAAATTGATTGATTTGGGGGAATCACCACCAGAGTTATTTTTTGAGATATTGAAAGAGTACCAAGAGGCACCAGAAGGTGACCGAAGTAAACTACTAAATTATTTTACACAAAAGAGGTTGCGTAACCTCGTTGAATCGATAGGAGAATTTTAATGGCAATCGACACATATACACGCAGTTTTGCAGAGATTTTGACACAAGTTTCTAAGACTAAAAGCAAGAAGGAAAAAGTTACTTTTCTGAGACAGTATCAGACAGATGCACTTCGCATGATCTGCAAGGCATCCTTTGATCCCAAAATTGAATGGGAGCTTCCAGAGGGTGATGTACCATATAGAGAGAATGATGCACCAGAAGGTACAGAACATACTCTATTGGGTCATGAGGTACGCAAGTTGTATCACTTCATCAAGGGTGGTAATCCTGCTCTAAATCAGAACAAACGTGAGATGATGTTTGTCCAGATGTTGGAAGGCCTGCACAAGGATGAAGCAGACCTGTTGATCGCTGCAAAGGATAAGTCCCTGCATCGTAAGTACAAGGGTCTATCTGATAACGTGGTCAAAGAAGCATTTGATTGGGATGATGATTATGTCCGAATCGAACAAGCTCAGTATCCACAGGCAAAAGGACTTGCCAATGGCTAACTTTTTTTAAGTTTCCTTTAGAATCAATGACTTAGACGCTACGATTTTTGTTGACAAACTCTGTTATATGGTCTATACTAAGGTATAAACTAAGGAAACAAAGGAAAAGACATGAACAACGAAATGAACACCCTGATTGAGAACATCAAAACTGACTATTTGGAATGGACCACATCGTGTGCTGTTGCCAAGGTTGGTGGCGACGGTGAACTGACCGACAACAACAAGACGATGATCGCTGATTTCAACGAGAGTCTGACCTACAAGGCGGGTTCGAAATACATCAAGATCACCAGAGAACGTGGTGGTGTCTGGGGATTTGTTGTCAATATCGAAAACGATAAGAAGTTCAAGAAGGGCGACATTCTGAAAGCCGCTGGTTGGGCTGCCCCTGCTCGGAACTTTGCCCGTGGAAACATTCTCGACGGTGGTTACACTGTTGATTGGACGGGAGCTTAATTATGAAGAAGATTGCAACAATCGCTATTGAAACCATGTTTATGTTAACCCTATTTGCGGCAGGGTGGTTTGCCCTCGTCGTACTTTAGGGATTGAGATATGAACTACGTCAATGTCATAGGTTCCACGAAGAAGAAACGGGCTCTCGCTGAGAGTGCGGTTACTTTCTGCATCAGTGAGTTGATGCCTCGTATGCGAACCCTTGAGGTTGAGTTGAACTTGAAAAATCTCAAGACTGAGGGAGTTTGTGGTTGGTGTTACGAAGGTGACGGCAATCGTGACTTCTACATTGATGTTGATAAGAACCTTGATGATGAAGAACTGGTTGAGACTGTGTGCCATGAGATGGTACATGTCTGGCAGGGTGCTACTCGCAAGATGAAAGACCTGACTTGTGGTCGTAAGATGTACATGGGTAAGGTCTATGATGATACTACTGCATACAGTGATGAGCCTTGGGAGATTGAGGCATATGGTATGCAGGGTGAACTATTGGAAAAATTTAAAGAGGAATATGTGATATGATTGAAGTTGATATGGGTGGTGCAGTTGTTGAGGAACTTGCTGGACTGAAGCGAGTTGAACGCAACGGCGACAAGATTAATCTTGTCTTTGGGGGCATGAACGGTAATGAGGTTTTTCTTACTGCGAGTGCAATGCGTGATGGTATGATTTGGAATGTAAAGGAGACTGCTAATGTCTAAGATGAATAACTGGATGATGGACATCGAAGATTTCTGTAATGGATATTTCTTCGATGCACCTGTTCCGAATGACTTCACTGTTGATGAGATTGTTGAGGATGTTGGAATGTACTTCAAGAGCAACGAAGCAACTAAGTACGCCAAACAGTATCTCACCACACAAATGGGTGAAATGTGAGTGGTATTGCAGCGTTTCAGCAACTTGGTGAAGCAGCAATAATTGGGTTGTTACTTTCTGTACCGCAACCAAACATACCTGATAGGTCATCTGAGTGTCTTGCACTCAACATGTATCATGAGGCAAGGGGTCAGGGTATCGCAGGGGAACTTGCGGTTACTGCTGTCGTATTGAACCGTGTTAATGATAAGAGATATCCTAATACCATCTGTGAGGTGGTAGAACAGGGGCCTACACGCGCATCATGGCAAAATCCTAAAGTGAGATACCCTATAAAAAATAGGTGTCAGTTCAGTTGGTTCTGTGACGGCAAGAGTGATACACCCCGTAACAAAAAGATATATAATAGGATGTATAATCTTGCAGACGCAATTCTGGGTAATGAGATTTCCTTCCTAGATATCACTGGTGGTGCAACGCATTACCATGCTGACTATGTATCACCCGCATGGGCAAAGACAAAAACTAAGACTGTAGAGATACAGGATCATATTTTTTATCGATGGGAAAAATGAGTCACTTTAGATTTATTGAAAGAGACATTGACGTAAGTTCTATTCTTGCTGATATTAAGGATGAGGATTGGGCTGTAGCAGGATCACTACAAGGTGCTGCTGGAGATACGAAACCGTATGGATTTCTACCTCTCACTATGGCTGCGGTCAAAAACCCCGACGATGACCCTAAGAAGACTGAACTACAACAGAACACTCCGATGTACTACCGATATCCTGCCATCAGAAAATGGTTGAAGTCTTATCGACTACATCGACATTCTCGCGCTGCGTTCTTCAGACTGCGGCCGGGTGAGACACTGGGGAAACATATTGATGAGGGTGACTACTACCTAACAAGAGACAGGTATCACCTATCGCTGCAGGGAACTTATCTATACACAGTTGAGGATGAATCTCATCAGATTGAGCCCGGCACATTTTTCTGGTTCGACAACAAACGAACACATATGTCATACAACAATGGTGATGTAGATCGTCTGACCTTTGTGTGGGACGTTCCAAAGGGTAGGAGAAATCCATGATTGAAATATTTGACAATGTTCTGAGTACCACCAAATATCATCAGGAGATATCCCATTTAAAATGGTCATACGAGTATCAACCAGTATCTCCACCACTACTCAATAAGCACTGGTATTCAGATGGAAAACCTTTCATCGATGACCTGTTCAAAGATTTGGTGGACGCAATACAATTAGATGGATTGGAGTCTGTTAGTTCCTCTTATATTCTTGGTCACACTCATGGATTGGAACAACAATCTCATTATGACGCTTGTGACTTCACCATGATATATTATCCAAAACTGGATTGGCAATCTGATTGGGGTGGTGGGACATTGGTTGGCGACACTTTGGTTTCGTATGTGCCTGATCGATTAGTATTTTTCAGCTGTGACCAGATACACCAAGGACAACCAGTTTCGAAATACTGTCAGGAATTAAGGGCAATTGTTGTATTCCAGTGTAACGCTAAAAATGCAAT